AGAAGAAACTATTCTTCCTTTTTATGATTTTCAAGAAGAATCTACAAGAATGGATTATAGTGAGGGTAGTCCAAAAGATCCAAGCCGAAGAACGTTTTTAAAATTTTTAGCAGGGATTGCATCTTTACCAATTGTAGGTAAATTTTTTAAAGGTGCAAAATCAGCTAAAGTTGTTAAGCTAGCTAACACAAGCACAACAATGCCAGAATGGTTTCCGGCTTTTGTAGAAAAAGCTTTTGAAAGAGGAGTAGTCAAAAAAATTGACGCCGATATTCGAAGTGCAGAGTTACCCGAATTACCTGGAATAGAAATAATCAAACATGATGATGGCAGAGTTTTTGTAGAGGGTAAAAACGAATATGGAAAAAGATATGAAATTGAGTATGAACCACCAGGCTATGAGTTGATAGATGAGAAAACAGGTAAAGCAGTAAAGAAAAAAGGTGAGTTTATTGCTCAAGAAGAAGTGCCTGTTAATGTAGATCCTGATGGTAATGCTGATTTTGATGTAGAAGTTTTAGATGATTTAGATCAGATATTAGGACCAGACACAAGAGCTATGGAAGAATTTGCAACAGGTAAACCAGTTAAAGAAATGAAAAGTGGTGAGTTTTCTGTAGGCAAAGCTGAGGCTGATGCGGATGTTGCTAGAGACTTGGATGACTATTATGAAGACTAAGCTAACAACCACAATACCCCCTAAATCTGGTCCTCAGTCTGAGGGGTTGCTTATTAATTATAATACTGTTAAACCTGTGAAACTGGAGAAAATAAATGGCAGACGTAGACAAGTCTCTACCAAACGTAGAGCAAGAGATAAAAGTTCCATCACCTGAAGAAATTGAAGTTGCTCAAGAAGAAAAGCAAAAACAAGTTGATGAACAAGGGGATCCTGTAGAAATTACAGAGAATGAAGATGGCTCTGTAGATATTAATTATGATCCATCAATAGCGTCTGTTGAAGGTAACATAAATCATTACGACAATTTAGCAGAACATTTACCAGACGATGTTCTTGGCAGACTTGGAACTTCTTTATATCAAAATTATCAAGACTATAAAAATTCTAGAAAAGACTGGGAAAGAGGATACAGAGAGGGTTTAGATTTACTTGGTTTTAAATACGACAACAGAACAGAACCTTTTCAAGGTGCGAGTGGTGCAACACACCCTGTGTTAGCTGAAGCTGTTACACAGTTTCAAGCGTTAGCTTACAAAGAATTATTACCAGCAAACGGTCCAGTTAGAACACAAATTTTAGGTGTACCAACACCAGACAAAGAACAACAAGCCCAAAGAGTAAAAGATTTTATGAATTATCAAATTATGGATAAGATGAAAGAATACGAACCTGATTTTGATTCGTTACTATTTCACTTACCATTAGCAGGCTCTGCTTTTAAAAAAGTCTACTACGACGAAGCAGCACAAATGGCCTGTTCTAAATTTGTACCCGCTGATGATTTGATTGTTCCGTACACAGCTACCTCATTAGATGATGCGGAGTCTATCATTCATCGCGTACAAATATCGGAGAATGAATTAAGAAAACAACAAGTTGCTGGTTTTTATAGAGATATAGATTTAAAACCAGGACCAGTTAATGAAACTGAAGTAGAGAAAAAAGAACGAGAACTTCAAGGAGAAACAAAAGGAAGAGACGAAGATATTTTTAATTTATTAGAGTGTCATGTAAATCTTGATCTTGAAGGTTTTGAGGATATGGGACAAGATGGAGAACCAACAGGAATTAAACTTCCATACGTTGTAACTATCGAAGAAAATTCTAGAGAAGTTTTATCAATCAAAAGAAATTACGAAATCGGTGATCCATTAAGAAACAAAATAGATTACTTTGTACATTTTAAATTTTTACCTGGACTAGGTTTTTATGGTTTTGGATTAATACACATGATTGGTGGATTATCAAGAACAGCTACAGCTGCACTACGACAACTATTAGACGCAGGAACTTTATCAAATTTACCTGCAGGATTTAAACAAAGAGGAATTAGAATAAGAGATGATGCACAATCTATTCAACCAGGAGAGTTTAGAGATGTAGACGCACCTGGAGGTAACATCAGAGATTCTTTTATGATGCTTCCGTTTAAGGAACCATCACAAACTTTATTACAGCTTATGGGCGTCGTAGTACAAGCAGGTCAAAGATTCGCTTCAATAGCAGACTTGCAAGTAGGTGAGGGTAATCAACAAGCGGCAGTGGGTACGACAGTAGCCTTGTTGGAAAGAGGTAGCAGAACAATGTCTGCTATTCACAAAAGAATTTATGCAGCTCTAAAACAAGAATTCAAATTATTAGCAAGAGTTTTCAAGTTATATCTACCTCAAGAATATCCCTACGATGTTGTTGGTGGTCAAAGAATGATTAAACAAACAGACTTTGATGACAGAGTAGATATATTGCCAGTTGCAGATCCAAACATATTTTCTCAGACACAGCGTATTTCCCTCGCACAGTCAGAACTGCAGCTGGCAACTTCTAATCCACAAATACATAATTTGTACGAAGCGTATAGAAATATGTACGAAGCTTTAGGTGTAAAAGATGTTGATAAACTTTTAAAACGACCCCCTATTCCCGCACCAAAGGACCCAGCGCTAGAGCACATTGATGCTCTCGCTGGGCGTCCGTTCCAAGCGTTTCCAGGTCAAGATCATAGAGCCCATATAACTTCACACTTAAATTTTATGGCAACTAATATGGCTAGAAATAATCCAATGGTTATGGCATCTCTTGAGAAAAACTGTTTTGAACATATTTCTTTAATGGCTCAAGAACAGGTTGAGATAGAATTTAGAGAAGAGATGCAGCAATTAATGGCGATAAGACAAAATCCACAAGTTGCCATGAATCCACAAGTTCAAATGCAAGCAAAAATGACAGCTGAAAAAATAGAAGCAAGAAAAGCTCAATTAATAGCCGACATGATGGGTGAATTTATGATGGAAGAGAAGAAAATTACTTCTCAGTTTGATAACGATCCTATTGCTAAACTAAGAGCAAGAGAATTAGATCTTCAAGCGCAAGAAAATCAAAGAAAACGTCAAGAGGGTGAGGAGAGATTAAACCTTGATAAGATGAGAGCAATGATGAATCAAGAAAATCAAGACGAAAAACTAGAACAAAACGAAGAATTAGCAAAATTAAGAGCTAACACTTCGATTGAAAAGACAATTTTATCAAAAACTTTACCAAGTGCCAAAGATATGGGCCCTGGAAGTGTAATAATAGCGAGAGAAGATGACAAAAAAAACTAAAAAAGAGAAAAAAGTAGCAAAAGTTATGAGAGAGTACAAAAAAGGCGAGCTTTCTATTGGAAAATCTGATAAAAAAGTTAAAAATAGGAAACAAGCTATAGCAATTGCTTTGAGAGAAGCAGGAATAAAAAAGAAAAGGAGCTAAAATGGCAGAAGAAAACAAAAAGAACCTAAACCATGAAATGTTTACGAACAAAGATGGTTATGTTGAAGGTGGAAAAGAGATTGAAACAACAAATCCAACTGAAACACAAGAAGAAATGGTTCAAGGACAAGGAAATATCTTAGCAGAGAAAAAAAGAAAAGCTAAGTGGTACTAATTTATGGCGTGGTTTAGTTTAGCAAAGATTGCAATGCAAGCTGGCGCTAAGATCTACTCTAATCGCCAAAAAACTAAGATGGCTATGTCTGATGCACAGTTGATGCATGCAGAAAAGATGGCCCGAGGAGAGGAAGCTTACCAAGGTAAACTTCTTGAAGCTCGTCAATCGGACTGGAAAGACGAATTTGTTCTTTGCATTTTGTCGGCGCCCGTGTTAGTGTTAATTTGGGCAGTTATGAGTGACGACCCAGCAGCGATGGAGAAGGTGAAATTATTTTTTGAGTATTTCTCCACATTGCCGTCATGGTTTACAAACCTGTGGATCCTTGTCGTGGCGAGCATTTTTGGTATTAAGGGAACACAGATATTTAGGAACGGAGGAAAAAAATAATGGTAAACAGACTATACAACAAACAAGTTTCACCTAAAGGATACATGAAAGGTGGACGTGTTAATAAGATGGGTGGCGGAATGATGATGAAAAAGCGACCTATGATGGAAAAAGGTGGCAAACTTAAAATGGTTGAAAAGGGCGGAAAAAAAGTTCCTTTCTTTGCAGCTGACGGAAAAGGTGCAAAAGACCTTGGCAAAGCAGATAGAATGATGGCAAAAAAAGGTTCTATTCCACCACAACTTAAAAAATTTGTTATGGCTAAAAAGAAAAAAGCCAAAATGAAGAAAATGAAGAAAAAGGTCATTGGCTAATGGCTGGAAAAGGTTTGTACGCTAATATCCATGCTAAGAGAAAGCGTGGAGGTAAGATGCGAAAGAAAGGTGCAAAAGGTGCACCAAAAGCATCTGACTTTAAAAGAGCAAAACAAACAGCAAAGGGTTAACTATGACAAAACTATGTCCTAGAGGTAAAAGAGCAGCAAAAGCTAAATTCAAGGTGTACCCTAGCGCCTATGCTAATGCCTACGCATCTAAAATATGTGCGGGTAAAATAAAAGATCCGTCTGGCGTAAAAAGAAAAGACTTTAAAGGTAGAAAACCATCTGCCATGGGCGGAAGAATTAAATATGCTGGTGGTGGTTTAACAGAAGCTACTGAAAGATTAAGAAGACAAGGTTTAAAACGAGGTGGTGGTGTCTGCGTTAGAGGTTTAAATAGAGACGCAGTCGGTAAAAATTCATAATGATATGGCAAAAAATGGTCTTGATAAATGGTTCAAACAAAAATGGGTAGATATTGGGAGCAAGCGAAAGGATGGTTCTTTCGCAAAGTGTGGCCGTTCAAAACAAAAGAAGGATGCGAAACGGAAGTATCCAAAATGCGTGCCTCTAGCGAAAGCGAGACGAATGACAGAGGGGCAGAGAAGATCTGCCGTTGCCAGGAAACGGGCAGCTGCCAATGTGGGACCTAAACCTACAAACGTAAAAACATTTGCATCACGAAAGAAAGCATCTGCTGGTGGCAGAATGCAAAAATATATCGGTAGAAGTATTAGAGGTGAGTATGGTGGTGTTAATTTATCAAATCCATCTTATGTAAAATACTACAAAGGTATGTTGGATTAATGAGAAACGATTTTCAAGTTAGAGAAAAACTAGCAAAAGGCACTATGCCAGCTAGAAATAAAAAGAACTTCAGGCCTACAAAGGCCGGAGCAGGCATGACTAGAGCAGGTGTCAAGGCCTACAGAAGACTAAACCCTGGCTCAAAACTAAAAACAGCCGTGACTGGAAAAGTGAAGCCAGGATCAAAAGCTGCCAAACGCAGAAAATCTTTCTGCGCAAGATCACTAGGACAAATGAAAAAATTCCCTAAAGCAGCAAAAGATCCAAACTCACGTCTACGTCAGGCAAGAAGGAGATGGAAATGTTAAAGAAAAAGAAGACTATTAAAAAGGTAGTTAAAGCTTTGAAGAAAGCATCCAAAGCACATGCTGGTCAAGCTAAAGCACTAAAGGGAGTTATCAATGGCAAGAAGAGATCCTAAAGTAGGCACTGGTAAAAAACCGAAAGGTTCTGGGAGGAGACTTTACACTGATGAGAATCCTAGAGATACTGTATCAATTAAGTTTGCGACCCCTACAGATGCTCGTAAAACTGTGGCAAAAGTTAAACGAATCAGCAAGCCATACGCGAGAAAAATACAAATCCTTACGGTTGGTGAACAGAGAGCCAAGGTTATGGGTAAGGCAAAGGTGGCTAGCATATTTAAAAAAGGTAAAGAAGCAATTAGGAAAGGGAGAAAAGCATGAGTAAAAGACCGGCTATGTTGGCTTCACTTAGAGCCAGATACGAAGCAGATATTGCAGAGGCAGATACTACAATAAATATTTATTTGGATCACCCCGTAGCAATAGGAGAACATCCACAACATTTAGAAGAAATAGATAAACTATTAGCTAAAATAGCGGATGCAAAAGATAAAATGGAAGCATTGGAGGCTTTTGAATAATGCAAGATTTAGAACTAATAGCTAAAATACAAAAACAACTAAAACAACTTTATCAGAACGTTGGTGATTCAATGATCAGTGGAGGTGTTGACAATATGGAAAAATATAAATATATGTTAGGACAGGCACATGCCTACGAATATATATCACAGGAAATCTCTAACCTGCTAAATAAGAAGGAGCAAAAAAATGAGCAAGGAACAGTTATC